GTGACCTGTTGCTTGCAAAGCGCTTGGGCATCGTCCGATATTAAAAGCGGTTGCAACTCCTTGGTCAATTTGGGGTTGGCGCTGTGGGAAGACACATTAAAATGTCACGCACACGTCGAAAAAATCCAAGGACGGTCCAGGCCGCACGGATGCCAGAACTCCCGCCGATCAGGGTGCGGAGATTACGTCTGTGTCTTTTCCCCCTCGCAATGTACGCGATCTGTGCCAGTGTGTGAACCGCTGGGCGGAGTCGTACTACCGAAAAAACGGAAAGCCGACCGGCGAGGTCGCGGCAATGCGTGCGGCGATGCTCGCGCTGTCGGATGTCGCTGGGGATATTTCGCCGACGGAAATCCGCGCGGAAACGCTCTGCGCGGCACAGGAACACCTAGTGTCACGCGGCGTCAGTCGTGGATCGATCAACGCCTACATTCGGCGGATCAAGACCGCGCTGCGGTGGGCGGCGCGACCGCCGAGGCGGTGGATTGGCGCTCTGATTGTTGCCGAATTGGCGCTGGTCGAACCGTTGAAGCGCCACAGAACCCCAGCGCCGGAATCACCCGGTGTCAAACCGGTTTCGTGGGAGATGGTTTCTTCAACCATCGCCATCGCCTCGTTGCAGGTGGCGACGATGATCGAACTGCACTGGCTGATTGGCTGTCGCCCGTCAGAATTGGTGTCAATGAGGTGGAGCGAGATACGCGAGTGTGGCGACGTGATGGTCTACTCGCCCACGCACCACAAGACCGAGCATCACGGACGCGAGCGCCACATTGTGGTTGGCCCGCTGGGCGTGGCGCTGCTCCGTGCCTGGAGAAGGCGATCCACGGCCGGAGACAGGCTGTGGACCATCACGCGGTCCGACTCGTACGGGAAGGCCGTTGCGCGGTTGAATCGAAAGCTCAGCATCAAGTGGAACGTCGCGCAGATAAGGCACTCGTACCTGACGCGGATTGGATTGTCCGACCCGGACGGCGCGCGTGCGGTCGCCGGTCACGCGCGGATCAGCACAACGGAAATCTACATCGAGCGCGACATTCAAAAGGCCATCGAAATCCAGCGTCAATTCGGCTGACTCCCGGATCGGGGGTGGCGTCATGCTGACCATTGATCCTGAATTCCGCGACCTCATGTCGCTGACGGCTGAGGAGCGCGCTGGCCTCGAAGAAAACATCAAGACTCACGGCTGCCGCGATCCGCTGGTCGTGTGGTCATCGGGCGACGTGCTGCTGGACGGGCACAACCGCCACGATATCTGCACGCGGAACGGCATCGGCTACCGCGTTCACAAGCTGGACCTGCCCGACCGCGAAGCCGCGATCAACTGGATCATCAACAACCAGCTTGGCCGGCGCAACCTGACGCCGGAGCAGGCCAGCTACCTGCGCGGGAAGCGGTACAACCGAGAGAAGGGCGGCAGAACCGGACCACCCAAGGGAAGTTGTCGTAAGAATTACGACAACAAGACGACAGTGCGCACCGCAGATCGCATTGCAGACGAATACAAAGTCAGTGGAAAAACAATTCATAGCGATGGTGTTTTCGCCGCCGCCGTGGACAAGCTGGCTGAAGCGCATGGCTCTGAAATCAAGACGAGCATCCTGTCCCGCGACTCGCATGTCCCCAAGAAGCAGGTGATCGAGGCGGCGCGCGAGGAAACGCCGGACAAGCAGCTTGAAGTGCTGAACGCGAAGCGTGTCAAGGCTGCGCCGAACGGTCAGGTCAAGCAGTCGGTGGCGAAGCGTGTCGAGCAAATCCGCTTGCTCACCGACGAAGGGTATAGGGCCAGCCAGATCGCGGACAAGCTGGGCGTACAAACGGAATATGTCCGCCTGATCGCGGGCAAAAACAGCATCGAGTTGGTTGACCGCAAGATCGGCCAGACTAAGGCCATCGACGCCAACCGCATCATCCGCGAAACGGTGTCAACCCTTGAGGGCTTGGCGATGGGCCTGTCGCTCATCGACGCCGGGTCAGTCGGCAAGATCGACGCCGCGCAGCGCCAGCAGTGGTCCGAAGCCTTGACCACCGCGCTCAAGCCCGTGAACAAACTGCGCAAGCAGTTGATGGAGAACGCATCGTGACAAAGAAACACAATGCACAGCGACGGATCGCGCGCGAGGCGAAGACGCAGTGGGTGACGCTGGGGCTGATGCGGGTTTCTCCCGTGGGCCAGCGGCGCTTCCGTCAGGCGTGGGCCGATGAGATTCTCACCAACTTCGCGCTCGAAGAATTGCGCAAGCCTACGGTGAGCAAACGCGGCGGTCACTACTACATCATCGACGGCCAGCATCGTATCGCCGCGCTCAAGAAGTGGCTGGGCGAGGGCTGGGAATCCCAGCAGGTGGAGTGCGAGGTTTACGACGGATTGACCGAGCAGGAGGAGGCCGACAAGTTCGACCTGCTGAACAACGTCAAGGTCGTGAACGCATTCGATCGCTTCCGCGTGCGCATCGCGGCAGGTCGGCCGGTTGAGACGCACATCAACGAGATCGTCAAGAACGAGCGGCTTGTGATTTCCGCCGAGAAAGTCCCCGGTCGCATCATGGCGGTTGGCGCGCTGCGCAACATTTACACGCGAGCCGGAGCCGAAACCCTCGCGCGATCGCTCCGCATTATCCGCGACGCTTACGGAGACGCGGGCCTGGAGGCTGCGGTGATCGACGGCATCGGACACCTTTGCCAGCGCTACAACGGGCAGCTGGAGGAAGAAACGGCCGTGTCGCGTCTTAGCACGGCGCACGGCGGCGTCAGCGGTTTGCTCGCCAAGGCCGAGACGCTGCGCAAGCAGACGGGCCAGCCGAAAGCGCACTGCGTCGCAGCGGCGGCTGTAGACACGATCAACGCGAAGCGTGGCGGGAAAAAGCTGCCGTCGTGGTGGAAGATGAAATCCGACGAGGACGCGAGTGCGGAGGAATATCTGTGACTCTGCGCCGCATCTCTCACTCCACAACCACCCTCACCAGCGCGATGACTGCGCGCACAGGAGATCGTCATGAACGCCACTGAATATGAAAAGTTCCTGCGCTCGCTTGGCGCGTGCCGCGAGGCCCGCGACTGGTCCCGAAACTACGGCGCGCAGGAGGCGTGGGACGCCTGCGAGGATGGCCGATGGATGCTGTGGCTCGCCGGGAGACTGTCCGGCGACCGCGAATCTGATACGCGCCGTGCGCTCGTGTTGTGCGCCTGCGAGTGCGCAAGGCTCGCGCTGAAGCACGTCAAGCCCGGCGAGGAACGTCCGCTGCGCGCGATCGAAACGGCAGAGTGCTGGGCGCGGCGCGAAGAGGGGGTGACGATCGAGCAGGTGCGCGCCGCCGCCGCCTACGCCGACGCCGCCGCCTACGCCGCCGCCGCCTACGCCGCCTACGCCGCCGCCGCCTACGCCGCCGACGACGCCGCCTACGCCGCCGCCGCCGCCTCCGCCGCCGCCGGCGTCGCCGCGCGCAAGAAGACGCTGGCGGAATGCGCCGCAATCGTGCGCCGTCACTACCCGATCAGCCCCGCGCTCGCCGGGCAGACTGCGAGCGTGTCGTGACCGATCGTATTTACACCCCGGCTTCAATCAGGGACGCGCGCACGGACGCGCGGCCGGGGATTTTCACTGTTGCTGCCGTGGCGGAAAATCAACGCTGCGAATCGAGGAAGTGCGACCGACAAAGTTCCTCGGCGTCCCGCTTGATCGACGGGATGGCCTTACTCGGTGTGGGTGCGAGTCCCACCGGCAGCATTGGCGTTGCGGCGCGCGGCGTGGAAAGCAGACACGCTGGAGAGAACCGCACACTTATTCGGGCAGCACGCCGGTTTGGAGACGGCGGCGCGGGTGGCCTCCGCGTGATTGCATGGTGCTTGGTGAACGCGTTCCGGCACCGGGTTCGAGTCCTGCCTGCCCGACTTTTTTATCTCGCCCCCGGAAGCGTTCCCCGCGCAGAGATGCGCGGGGGGCGTATTGATTCGAGCCAGCGGTCTAAACCGGCACGGGACCAGCATGAGGCAGCAGGCCGCGCATCGTATGGCGCGGTCCATGCCGAGGAACAGTGCGAATTAGCGCCGGTGACACCCCGGAGAGACGGGGATTTATTCGACACCAACAGGCCCACGCCGGTAGTCCGGTCAGTCGAGTCATACCCCGCCGGGTATTCCAGCCATGAAGCTCCGGCGCACAACATGGGGACGGGGCTGGGACTGGGGCCACATGACGCAGCACGGCGCGGGGCAACTCGCGCCGTGCGTTTGCAGAACGGTAGCTCAGCCTGGTCAGAGCGCGTCCCTTATAAGGGCGTGGTCGCTGGTTCAAATCCAGCCCGTTCTATTGCCAGCGCAAGCGGGAGGCGGGCGACTCGAAAGAGTTATGCGAACCGCTCCGACGAGTATGTAAAACCGCTCCACGGAGCCGTGCCCGAAGCTCCTTGCGCTGGCATTCATTCGACAACAACCGGCGCGGTGGAATTGTCGGCCACTCGTCCAACGTGCGCCTCACGAGGCCCACGGCTGGGGTTCCCCGCGCCGGTGTTCTTTGAGAGGGGGGCGGCATGATGTTGGCCAAGCGCAGCACCAAACCATGGGAGCCGATCCCGACCATCACCATTCGGCGCGGCGATTCCGATCCGTCCCACGACGTCGCCGTGACGTCGGCCGACATCGCCACGGGGGGCGTGAAATGCACCGTGAAGAATCTGCTGAAGCACGCGAAGCCGTTGATTGCGCATGAAAAAAAGAAGTTGCGCGATCCGGTGGCGCTGCTGCGGGGCGCGATGAATCACGCGGTGAGGGCGCACAACAAAAAATGGGGGAACTCGCACGAGCACGCGGACTTCTACCACCCCGGCAAACTCGACGCGGAAGAACACAGGCGATGGCTTGAGAACCCGCGCAGGCACGAGCATGGATTTTCGCGCCCGAAGCGCGCCATGCACGGCATTCCGGACCACGGGCCGATCGCGCATGACATGTTTGGCGGCGGTTTGATCGGCGCGCCGCTGCACACGCGCAAGGACTGCAACCCCTACTGGGACGGTCATCGCTGGGGCAACCACTTCGGCGACTGGGACCGCGCGGTGCGTGCGTGGGAGGACGCGGCGTGAACCTCACCCCGAAACAACTCCGCGTCGCGTACCTGGTCCGTCAGTGGCGGATCACGAGAGGCTACGCGCCGACGTTGCGGGAGATCGGCGACGAGATGGGCGTGCACAAAGCGACCGTGTTCGAGATCGTGGAGGAATTGATCCGCAAGGGCGTGTTGACGCGCGAGTATATGCGCGCCCGCTCGCTCGACATTGCGCCGGGGTTCGTGTTCCCCGACGAGAGCAACACGCGGTTGCCGGTGCTGGGAGTGATTGACTGCAATGACTAAATACCCCCCGAAATGTCCCGAATGCGGCGCTGGTCCGAATCGCTACTCAACGTCTGCGTATGAGTGCGGATCGTTCTGGGTCGGCACGCGCGTCGGTCCGGAGCTGCGCCAGAACATCAAATGCGTACGCGCTCAGCTCGCCGCCGCGAACCGCGAGATCGAACGCCTGCGCGCCGCGCTCCAGCGTCAAGTCGCCAACGTCGAGCAGTGGCTTGAGACGGGAGTACCCGCCAGCGCCGAGGAGTCCAAGAGCATCTACGAGCAGATGGTAGCGGCGCTGAAGCCGCTGGACGCCGGGGGTGACGCATGACTATTACAGCCCCCAGGAGAGGACGCTACCATGTGTGCCATGAGCGCGCGACCGAGGAAGCCGGACAGCGAACGGGCAGAGGCCATCATTCAAATCCGCATCACGCGCGCGGAGAAAGATCGCTGGGTCGCGGCCGCGAAAGCCGCCGACATGTCGCTGACGGACTGGCTGTCGAAGGCCGCGCGTCAATTGCTGAAAAAATCGCAGTAATTCCGCTTGACTGCGGCATTTCTTTCATTACAATAACCGGCAACAACAAGCCGGACCCGGCGCGATTCGTGGTCGCAACCGGGTCCGTAACCCCAACTGTTAAGGAGTTGGAGCTATGACCAATCTACAGTCTAAATCTGCGCCCGCCAAGCATACGCCTGGACCGTGGCAAGCAGTGTCGTTGCGCGACGAGGTAAATGTTCAGCCCGCCCCCGGAATGCCGTTTGAGCGCACGGCCATAATTAATCATGTATTCGGGGGCGCTAACTTTGGCGAGATCGTCGCTCAAACGGGCTGCAACTATCCGAGATGCCAAGCCAACGCCCGCCTGATCGCCGCCGCGCCGGACATGCTCGCGGCGTGCGATAGCGCCATCCAGATCATCGAGCAATTGATCCCGGAGCCATCGGCGAGAGGCATCGCCGATGTCGTTTTGGTGCAGATCCGTCGCGCCATCGCCAAGGCGGAAGGCGGTGCCGCATGAGCGATAGGACCGTAAATCCCAACGAAGCGCCCGCCGGCTACTACGCCGTCTCAAAATCTACCGCAAAGCACGAGGTCACAGGAAACATCTGCCGCGCGTGCGACTGGCGGCGAATCTGCCAGCAGCCCGACACCGACTTTACCGCGCCCGGGCATCGGTGCATGAGCTACGCGATCGTCACACCTGACGGACGGACGATCGAGCGGCAGGATGGATGCAGCGTCGTGTTCAAGCGTCGCAGACAGCACGGTCTGTTCGCCGAAGGCGGTGCCGCATGATCGCGCACGTCCTCATGTTCTTCGCGCTGCTGATCGATTAGACACAAAAATTGGAGGGCTGCACATGCTGTCACGTGATTCATTTACTACCGACGGTGCTCATGAGCGATACCTTCGCGACTACTTCGCGGCTCACGCGCCGAGAGACTATGCGTCAACTCTGTTCGCCAGGGTCGAGCAGTGCGAAGAGCTCCTCGGACTACCGCGAGGTAAATACGACGCGCGCATTCATTGGCCCGCCGTGGAATCCATTGCGCGATACAAGTTCGCTGACGCCATGATCCGTGCCCGTGAATCTGGAGGCGCATCATGAACCGACAGCACCCCGAATACTCGCCGTTCGCGCAGATGTTCGACGCGCTGGTAGCAGGCCAGCGCGAGCGCGCCCGCCTCGAAAAACTCTACGGCAAACCCCCGTATGACGAGCTGATCGAGCTGCATGTTGAGCCGGTGGAACTGCCCGACCTGGGCATTGACGTGTGGATCGACGCGATCGCGGACGTGACGAAGCACGAGAGCATCACCGATCCCGACGCGGAGATTCACGGCTACCGAATTGTCGGCGTTGGTGATGCGGATCGCGAGTATCAGCTTGACCAGTTGACCGAGCGCGACCGCAAGGCGATCGATGAAGCCATTGAAAAATCCGCGTGGAATCGAATCAGCTAATCCTCTTTTCAGGAGCAACCCATGAATCATCAGGAAGCCGCGAAAATGCTGCGAGAACTGGCGGATCGGGTGGAGAAACACGAGTTGCCGGGGAGGATCAACATCGAGCTACGCACGCATCGCATCGACAACGTGCGGGACTTGAGTGCGTGGGCGCGATTCATCGGCAAGGGGAATCTGCGCGCTACGTGCAAAGACGACCTGCATTGGATCGACAGTACTTCGCACGACTATCTGAATATATACGCGACCTACACGCCTGGGTTACTGGGCGAGAGGGCCGTGGTAGTCGCGGACATCCAGCCCGACACGTCCATCCTGTTCGCGGAGCCGGAGGTAGTGAGTGGTCGCTAACAATCAGATTGCAATTCTCAAGCAGCGACTTGATCTGGAATACAAGGGCGCACCCGGCTACGAAGCCGAAGCCGCCGCCCTGTCCGCCGCTATCGAGGCGCTTGAGAAATTGCCGGCGACGGCGGATGGCGTGCGCGTGGTGCCAGACAATCGCATTTGGCGAATATTTGCGGATGGAGGCATTTGGGAGTGCGTCGTCACAACTATCGGCAACGCTCCTGACCTGACATATGAGGTGCTCGACACGCAAGCATTTGATGCCTGCGCACCCGACACTTGCTATTCCACGCGCGCTGCCGCCGAATCCGCGCTCTCATCCACCACCAGCAAGGGAGGGGGGGAGTAGATGGCTGACGCAGAAATCAAAACAATCAACGATAAGCTTGATCGTCTCCAACTTACGCTTGCCGGACTGCTGCTGGAGTACGCTAAATATAGCCTGATTTGCAATTCCGAGAATTACAAATTGCTGGCTAAGGATATAGCCATTGCAGTTGCTGGCGAGTTTCCAAAAGCATCTGAAATAAGTTTTCTGTGCCAAACAATAGAACCAATCATTGTTTCTCACCTGGGCTTAGCGCCACGCAGGCAGACCGTCAGCTTCCAATACGAAGACCTTAAGCAGCTTGCCGAGGACGAGATCATTGGCGAAGCGAACGGGGAGGGGGAGTAGATGGAAGTTAACCCCGTCAACCTCGACACCGCGACTCCCGCGCAGCTCGCCGCGAAACTCCGCGCCGCAACCGGCCGCGAGCGCACGCCCGACGAACTGGCCGCGTACCTCGACCCCGACAGCGCGCCGTCGCGCATCGCGTTTGATCGGTTGATGGCGCGGATCGAGTCGGAAGCAGACCTGGAGGATGGGATGCCGGAACCGCAATGGAGCAACAAGCCATGACGACGGAAACCAAAGAACAGACCGTATTCGACGTTCAGGATCCTGCCGCGACTACCGCGATGGTGCGCGCCGAGCAGCCTACGCCGATGATGTTGTTGCAGCAGGCCATTGAGCACAACGTGGACGTGGATCGAGTCGAAAAGCTCATGGACCTGCAAGAGCGATGGGAGCGCAACGAGGCCGGAAAACGGTACGCCGAAGCGCTGGCCGCGTTTCAGGCGGAATGTCAGCCGATCCATAAGAGGCGCGAGGCGTCGTTCAATGGCCGGCTCGCGTACACGTTCGCGTCGCTCGATGACATCATGGTTGTCATTCAGCCGTTGCTGACGAAACACGGACTGGCGATCGGGTTCTCCGCCGGGGTAAACGATGCCGGCGCTCTGGTCGCGCAGTGTCGCGTTCGGTGCGGCACGCACGTCGAAGTCACGGACATCACTCTGCCCGTTCCGGCAGAAATGAAGGTCAATGCTACGCAGAAGATGGGCGCGGCGCTGAGCTACGCCAAGCGGTACGCGCTGTGCGCCGCGCTGAACATCACCGTGACCGACGAGGACAACGACGGCAACGGCCTGATCGAAACCGTGACCGAGGAAGAAGCGATCCAGCTTCAGGACATCGCCAGCGAGTGCCCGAAAGGGACCAGGGCGCGGTGCTTGGCGTGGCTTGGAGTTTCAAGCTTCTACGAGTGCCCGGCCGCGAAGTTCTACGAAGTGCGCGACATGCTCAAGCGTAAGCAGCAGGAGGCGCGCCGATGAAGGTCGTCACGGACAAACAGTACGACGCCCCCTATTGGGCCGCGCATCGCGGCATACCCGGCGCGTCCAGCGCGTCGAAGGTGTTCACCAGCACCGGCAAGGCGTCCGAGCAGCAGGCGCGACTGATCGAGGAATTGATTGCGCAGCACTTCGACCCCGGATACGGCGTGTTCGAGGACTACCAGAGCGCCGCCATGCTCAACGGCCATCTGATCGAGCCGGAAGCGAGGCGGTTCTACGCGTTCGAGCGCGGGCTTGACGTTCAGCAGGTCGGGTTTTGCCTGTCAGATTGCGGGCGATTCGGCATATCTCCCGATGGGCTGGTCGGCGACGAGGGCGGCGTCGAGATCAAATCCCCGAAGGCGTCAACGCAGGTTAAGTATCTGCTGGCCGACAAGGTGCCGGCGGAGTACGTTCCCCAGGTCCACTGGTCATTGGTCGTGTCCGGTCGCGCGTGGTGGGACTTCATCAGTTACAGCCCCGGCCTGCCCAAGCTATTGATCCGCGTCGAGCCGGACGACTACACCGAGCGCATGCGCGAGGCGATGGACGTATTCCACACCAAGTATCAGGATGCGCTCGCGCGCATCCGCGAAATGGCGGAGCAGAAGAACGAATCCTACGAGCAGGAGCGTGAGGACGACGCCATCGCGCGATTGTTTGGCAGCACAAGGAGGACGGCCTAATGGCGAACCTGAATAAGGTGATGTTGATGGGCAATCTGACGCGCGATCCGCAGTTGCGGTTTACGGCGAACAACACGGCCACCGCATCGTTCGGCGTCGCGGTCAATCGGCGATGGAAAAATCAGGCCGGAGAACAGCAGGAGGAAGTGACGTTCATCGACGTTGATGCGTGGTCGCGCACGGCGGAAGTGATTAACCAGTATTTCCGCAAAGGCGATCCGATCTACGTTGAAGGTCGTCTGAAACTCGAACAGTGGGACGACAAACAATCCGGGCAGAAGCGATCAAAACTCAAGGTCGTCGTCGAGCAGTTCCAGTTCATCGGCGGCAAGCGCGACGGCCAGCAGAAAGAATCGTCCGGCACGAGCCGCGGCTACGCAAACGCGGCGGCGGACGGGCCGCACGAGGCAATTTCGGAAGAGAACATCCCGTTCTGATGGAGTTTCACATGACCACCGCAACCATCACCCACGCCGAGCTAGTCAGCATGACCGCGCGTTGGCTGCGGTCCCAGTTCCCCGGCCAGATCATCATCTGCGAATACGGCACGCGCGGACACGGCGAGCGGCCGGACATCCTCCGGTTCGCCAGACACGACGAAACCTACGTCTACGAGTGCAAGGTATCGCGGTCGGACTCCATCGCCGACGCGCACAAGCGGCATCGTCGGTTGTTCCGCGCCTGCGGGAATTATCGCTACATCGTGTCTCCCCCCGGCGTCCAGGTCGTGGTGCCCGACAACTACGGGCACATCATCATCGCGGATTACGGGCGGGGCACGCTGATTGAGGTGCCGCATATGTTCCGCGGCGATGAGGTGGGCCGCGTCCGCGAATGGGAATTGCTCGAACGCGCGTGGTCGAACATGGAGCGCGCGTCATGCGGGACGGCCGAAGACGCGAAGCCGGGCAAGTCGCGGAAGCTGTCCACGCTCCAGCACGAGGCCGTTTTGCGCGTGCTTCGGTCATTCGGCGCTCGCGCGTCGGTCAAGGAAATCGCCAACGTGCTCGACCGGCCGATGTCGCAATCGAAACAACAGTTACGCAACGCGATTCTCTATGACTTGCAGGAGGGATTGATACCTGGCGTCCGCGCGGTGTGTGACGGCGGGGTGACGTATGCGGAGTTGATTGACTAACCACGGAAGGAACCACCATGACCGAGCAGCAGAGCAAATACATCGTGCAACGATTTGACGTGGACGACCGGCTTTGGAACGACGCGGGGCGGTCGATTGCTGGCCCGCGCGACGCGAAGCGACAGCTCGCCGAGGCGCGTAGCCCCGGCAAGTACCGCGTCCTCAAGGTCGTGGACGAATTCGAGGTGATCGAAACTCCGCAACCCGTGTACGAGATCAAGTAGGCCGTTCAACTGCCCCCGTCGTGACGAGATGACGCGGCGGGGGCTTGCAGGGATCAGGGTAATGACCACAGAAGCAGCAACACATAGGCTGGGATTCTTCCGAGTATTCAACGCCCGCAAAGTTCCGCATCTCCAGCGCGTGTGGAGATGCGCGCGGCCGCGCAACGCATGGATATCGTGCAGAAACTCCTTCGACATGTGGCGCGGATTTAACTATTCGGTGCTCGATGCAATAGAGCTTTGCTGGTGGCTGTTCTGGTCGCTGCCGGAAGATTGGGGCATGGACAGTATCGATCAATAACGCCAAGGAAGGCGAGCAATGCCGACGATCAGGG